CATGTGCGCCTTTGGCACTCCCGCAGTCCTCCACTGGGTCACGGCTCCGGGTGAAACACCGAACTTTTTAGCCACTTTTGCGTTGCGGCCAACTTCTGAATCAAGCCATTCTGTAAATTTCATGGCAACAGTATAGCCGTGACTTAACTTTTAGTAAAGCTAAATCTAGACTATTTTGTGTAGGATTGACCCATGAAAGAAATAAGAAGGGAAAACTTGAGGCGTTTGCTCGCTAGTCCGCGCTTTGATGGGGACAGGGCAAAGTTTTGTCAGGACGCTGTAATCACAAAAGCTAGACTGTCACAGTTGCTTGACGCAAGGCAGCCATTTGGCGACCTTGCTGCCAGTCAACTATGCGAGAAGCTCGGATTGCCTGAGGGCTTCTTTAATAGAGTGCATCACACTCTAGTAGGTGAGCCAGGAGAATACAAATTGGAACCAAAAAAACTGACGAGCGGGGCGCTGGAGATTGCCGCGCTTTACGATCTCATCCCTGAGACTGATCTGATTCGCAGAGGTCGGGCCTATTCTGCTGCGACAATTGCACTTCTTGCTGTCGTAGAAGATCACAAGCCGCAAGCCAGCGAGCTGCAACCTGTGGATCAGAAAAAACAACCTGTCTGACGCCAAATTGGGCCGCTTTTTGTGAAGCAATGGAAGTTTCTAACCATTTTTCTCTACTGACTATTAGCACATTTGTGCCTATTTTCGTACTCATGTTTTCCCTAGTTTTCTCCAAGTTTAATAGCACAACCACATAAAAAGAGAAAAACCTTAACTTGTTTAGAAAATTTAACCTACTGTTACTTTTTCTTGCCGTTACTCTGAGATTCGCTGGGTTCTGTTTCAGGCAATACTCACCTAACCTTGACTTTAATCAAGGTCAGTGTTGCCTAATTACTCGTCGAAACAGCTTGGGACGAAATCAGGGCCAATCTTCACACATTGATTGACTAGCAGGTGTACACGCCTGTGAGCGTCCCTTCTACCCGTACCTGCTAACCATTTCTGGTCACTCTTGTGGGTTTGGCTTGGGAAGGTTCCCCCGTTGCCTCTCAACACAGTTACGGCGGCGTTATGCGGTCTACCTGTGTCCAGTCTGTGGGCTGCGTTCTGAGTCGCACTCGGTTGCTGGCTAACTTTAGTCCAGCATCCCCGAAAGCAATAAACCTCTAGTCTCTTGCTCTCATGTGGTTGCATCACATTGCCATTGAAGGCAGAGAGCAGAGGCTAGAGGCTTCTGTTTGTCTTGATGATGCAACCATTAGACAAGCAACATCTTAACTCAAAATCAAGTTTTCACTTAATTGTTGACTTTTTTGTGTGACTATTGCATTTTCTCTTGACTCGAAGTTAAGTTGCGCCTAAACTTCATTCATCCGCAGCAATCAAGCTGCTTAACAAGGGGATGAAGATGAGCTACACCGCAGACCCAGTTGCAGACGCACTAGCCTACGACGACGAACAAGAGGCCTACGCAGAACGCGCAGAGGCTATCCAGGTCGGTTTTGAGATCGAGATTGATGACGCTTTTGCAGACTTTTCCAAGCTGCCTTTAGTCACAGCTCGCATCAACGGAACAAACAAGATCATTCATCAGGAATTCGATTCAGCAGTGATCGACCTGATGGCTGATGACAAGATTTTTGCCAAGCTGATTGACGTGCTGAAGACAAGCCAGTGCGAGAAGGTTCAAGGCCTTGTGGTTGCAATGAAGGCTGAATACAAGACTATGTGGCTGTCTGACTTGGTGGAGGCAGCATGAACGCACAAGAACAACAAGCACTCGATGCTGCACGCTATCGCCACTTGCGCGACTTCTTTGCCGTTCGCTCTGACGATGACGAAGCAGAGTTTGCAAAGCTGGCCCGACTCACTGGCAAAGAGTTTGACAAGGCCGTGGATGAAAGCATGGGGGTGACAGCATGAGCCGCCGAACTTTCCTTGTACTTAAGTGGCTTCGCTCTGATAGCACGGACTACGAACGTGGTTACACACAGGGATTTATCTCTGCCTTTGAATGGGATCTTCCAGAGTGGGAGCGCCATTACATACACGTTATTTCCAGAAACCGCGCGTTGGGACGGTCGGCATGAACAACTACAAACGCTATTTGCAAAACTTGCTGGAGGCCATGGGCATTGCTTGCCTATTCGCTTCCCCGTTCATTGTTTACTTTATCGATATGAAGCCATGAGCAACGACAACTGCGGATTCGTGAACCTCACGAAACACCGGACTATCGAAACACAATTTGTGTGCCCACCAATTTCTACAGACAAGTTTGACTGGGTAGCGACATACAAAGGTTACGACGAAGGCGACCCGATCGGCAGGGGGCCTACCGAGGTTGATGCTATTTATGACTTGATTGGATTTCAAAATGACTGATGACGAAGTAGACGCATACATGGAATACGTCCACAAACGTCTGGCCTTCCTCTATCGCGTTGGTTGCCAGTACGACATATCACAAGAGGATATGGCAGAGATTTGCAAGTTGTGCAATCTGCCTTTTGCAGCACTTCAAGACTTTAACGGGGTAACAGTATGAAAAACATTTACGGCGCTTTCGTCAAGGCACAGAAAGCATTTTCACCAGCATTGAAGGCAAGCGTTAACCCGCACTTCAAGAGCAAGTACGTAGACCTAGCAGGCTGCGTAGAAGCCGTTATGGACGCTTTAAACGCTAACGGAATAGCGTTGGTGCAGCAGACCCACGAAAGCGATTCTGGCGTGATTGTGGAGACTACTTTTATCCACGAATCAGGCGAAATGATGTCGGCTGGTCGCTTGCACTTTCCAGCCAGCAAGAATGATGCGCAAGGCTTTATGTCGGCACTGACCTATTGCCGCCGTGGGTCACTGATGGCAGCTTGTGGGATAGCCCCCGAGGATGATGATGGCAATGCAGCCAGTGTGCGATCAGGAGCAATTAAAGGCCTGAAGCAGCCAGCACTAGGTGGTATTGGCGCAGACATCCCGCAAGACGAACAGCAATACCTGCAAGACATTGCAAAGTACATCGTTGGCCTAGTCCACGCAGACAAAGTGCAATCAGCACTTGGGAAGATTGACGAATACAACTTAGACGAAACGCAACTGCTTTACATGCAATCGTTTCTTGGACCTAAAGAGCGCAAGGCTCTGGGTATGACTTACGTGAAGGCGGCTTGATCATGGCCGCGTTCATTGGGTTTGCCTGTTTTGCAGCATGGATCACACACATCTTCACTTGTTTCGCTCACGGCCTGTGGGGATTTTTGGTAGCGGGGGCAATCATGTTCCCTATCGGAATCTTGCATGGCTTTTACATCTGGTTTAACTAAGAAAGACTGAAATGGACATTCGTACTATCTGGCAAACAAAATCCAAGTACCCGCAATTCAACTTGGAGATTGCAAGCGCACCAGGGGCAGAGGCTTTTCTTGTCGTCAAAGGCTGCAAGATTGCCAACGGCAGCAATGGGCAGTTTGTTTCCGGCCCATCCACCAAGGGGCAAGACGGGAAATACTGGAACCACACGTACCTGAATGACAAATTCAGTGCCGCTGTGCTGAAGATTGCGCTTGATACACAGCCCTACGAAGAACCGCAAGAGCCTGCGTTTAAGAAGCCTTCGCAGGATGGCGCACGAAGCCGCCAGTTGGCGCCGCAGCGAGGAAATTCTGGTGGGTTTGAGGATATGGATTCTGACATCCCATTCCGTAACCCTATGCGCGGCGCACGCTGCTTGGTGATGTAAATGAAGAAGTGTTTCAAATGCCTTTGCGAGAAGCCATTGGAAGACTTCTACAAACACTCTCGTATGGGAGATGGACATCTCAATAAGTGCAAAGAATGCACTAAGAAAGACACGGCGCAGCGCGCATTGGACAAATGGGAGTACGTTAGAGCCTACGACAGAATGCGGGCATCTCAGCCGCATCGCGTTGCACTTCGGACTCGCATTGATCAAGAGTACAAGAAAAAGTATCCAAATAGGATTAGGGCTAACGCTATGGTTACTAGAGCGACAAGAGAAGGGAGATTATCAAAGCAACCTTGCTGGGTTTGTGGAGAAAAAGCGGTAGCCCATCATCCAGACTATGACAGGCCGCTTGATGTAGTTTGGCTTTGTCAACCACACCACAAGCAGACTCACGCTCTGCAATTGGACTAGCCATGTGCACGATCACCTACTACAAGTTTTTAAGGGCCAATAATTGGCCCAGGTGGTTAGCCATTAAATGGAGCCTGAATGTAAACATTTGGGTGCCATTTGGAGATTGGTGCAACAGATATTTTTCTGCGAATAAAGAGCACCAATGAGAAAAAGCAGACGAACTAAACCGCTTTCAATGACTCCCAAAGACATTAAGCGTAGGGCTGAAGCAGCAGAGCTTAGAGCACAAGG